TAGTTGTTGTTTTATGAAAAAGCTAGAAGCAAGAGACTTGAAAGAAATGAACTTGCTAAAACACTACCGTATAATACGAAAATGGGCTTCCAGGAACAACAGCTTAAAAGAGGCGGATATTGAACTCTTAATATACTTAGATTGTATAGATCTATTTACTAAATATGATTTTGAAAATGGCTCCTACTCTTATAGTTGGGATAATAGAAGGTGGAATAGACTAATAAAAAATGAGTGGATAACTGTATGGAGACATAGAAATAGAACTACTCAGAAATATAATGTTTATAAGGTGTCTTTTAAAGGTAAACAACTTATTAGTAGGATTTATAGAATTATGTTAGGATTAGATGATATTCCTATTAGTCCTAGAAGAAATAAAATAATGAAAGGGGAAACTTATATGGATAAAGTTTTAAAAACCTCTATAAAAAATGTAAATAACGATAAAAACAGATAATTATGTCAGTATCATCAGCAATTGCAGCTGCAAGTCAAAATCAAGCTGGAAGTGGACAAGTAGGATCATATGGAGGTAACAACCCTCTCTTTCAAATGATGCAAGGTATTATGGGACCATCTCAAGCACAGTTAAATAATTCTTTTAATAATCTCGCAGCAGCGGGAGCAGCTGGACCTACAGGAGATGCTAATAATCTGTCGGCATCTAGTTATTCTAATGATATAGTTCAAACTAACACAGGACCAACTACACCTGGGGTAAGTGATATAGGAGTTCCACCAACTACAATACCTAATACGGTATCTTCAGCTGTTGGAAATATAGCCCAACCTATTACAACAGGAAGTTTTAGTCCACAAACTCAAAACGCAGCACAAGGAATATTTGGAAATCAACAAGATTTGGCCAAGTCAGTACAAAAGCAAAAATTAATTAACCTTATATAAAAATTATGCATAATAATAAATATGATCCTTCAATGGAAGAATTAAAACCAGGAAGTAAAGTTGGTATAGTTGGTGAATCTCATATATGGGATGGTCCTCTAGATCAAGTAGGTAGACCTCATGTTCAGGGATCTAACAGAGGCCCAAATGGTATGCAGGTATTAAAATCTGTAGCAAAATACGTTAGCGGTCCTATAACTCAAAGAGCAAAAGAATATTAAACAATAAAAAATTAAACAATGGCAATATATATAAACGCAACAGAAGTAAGACCTGATGATGCAATAAATATACCTAAACCAGGAGTTATTTTAGCTGGTATTAACACAGGAGCTGGAACAACATTAACCGACGTTGGTAAAGGATTTACTAACGCTGAAACTAATCCAAAAGGTTTTAATATAACTGGAGGAGATGTTGTATATGATAGCGCAGGCGCTATAGTAGAAGTAGTAAGTGTTACAGATAGTGATAACCTAGAATTATCAGCAGCAATAGCGGGTGGTATTTATGAAATATACAAAGGTAATTATAGAGCTTTTACAAATAGTATATCACCAGGATATAGTTTATATATTACAGGTGCTGGAGATGTTAGAGTGGTTCCAGTTAGTGAACAACAAGCTATAACAATTCCAGTAATTGCAAATCAAACTTTAGATTTACAAGTAGAAAGAGTTAATGCTACAAGCACTACTGCTACAGGTATAATAGCTTTAGAAGTACAAAAATAATTAAACACACACATAACAACAACAATTATGACATTTATTCAAAACAATCCATTGTCAAGAAGAAAAAGTTCTCCTTGTAACGCGAATGGAGACGATAAAACAATCTCCGAAGTAAGAGAAGAACCAGGGAGTTCTAATGCGGGAAAATATCCAGGTGTAACTAAATTCTGTGGACCTGCAGGAGGAGCTGCAAAAGGTACATATCCCGTAGAAAAAGACGGAAAATTAGATGCGGGAAGAATTTCCGCTGCTAAATCTTATGCAGATAATGCTCCAGATCCAGCTGGAATTATAGCATGTGCAGATAGATATGAAGCACAACTTAAAGGAAAAGGAGAAGCTGTATCAAGAAGATCTAGTTCACCAGTTAACTATAGTGGTTTAGCGGGTGTAAATGAATCAGATTGGTTAAAATACGGAGGAGATGTAATAGATGAAACAGCTCAAAAACATGAAGGTATGTCAAGGCATGGTTCTATGACAGGTGATCAATCAGCTACTAAATCAGATTACGCAAATTATAAAGGAACTGATAAAGGATATCATGGACATGATGGAGAATCTCATGGAGATCAATCTGCTACTCGTAGAGATTATATGGGTAATATGGGAAGACATCATGTAGACCCAAGAACTAAAAAATAACATTTAAAAATACACAATGGCACATCCAATACATAAACACATGCACACCCATATTACGAAAAGAAATGTGGAAGCTGCAGTAAGAGATAACGAAGCTCACATTGATTATCTTAAAAGAGACGTTAAAGATGATCAAAGAACTGGAGGTAAATATAAGGATATTAATCAAACAGCTGATGAAAAACATATATCTAAATTAGCCGGAGATATTAAATATGATAAAAAGAAAGAAGGTTTATCTCGTAATTCTTCTTCTCCATTAAATATCCCAGACAGAGAGAGTTATATAAAAGCAGGAGGAACTGATCAATATGGTGGTAGAGTACCAGGAGAAATTTCTTTAAGTAAAGAAGATCTTGCTAAAGGAAGAGCTCAAGGTGGACCAAGAGCAACGGGACTAGGATCAATTGATGCAGCTAAAGCAGCTGGAACAACTTCAATGCCAGATTGGAATTATGAAGGAGATTTAGGAACATCAATGCATGAAGGATTCCATGGGGGTGTAGAAATGGGTACTGAAGCAGCACAAGACCAATTAAAATTTAATGCTATTGATGATATTACTCAAGGTGATGGAAAAGGAGATTGGCAAAGTACAGTAAATGCAAAAAGAGCTGCAGGAATAGGATATCAAACTGAATATAAAACTGATGCAAATGGAAATACTATTTCTGGTATAAGATTTGACGATGGAACTTTTTTAGCAGACTAAATACAATAAAAAATGGGGATACTAAAAAAAATAAAAAGTAATTTTTTAGGACAAAATAATTTTAGCGTAGGCTTTAATAATAATAGTCCAGTTAAAGGAGTAAGTAGAAAATCTTCTCCTTTAAACAATTATCAATCAAGTGTTGGTTTTGAGGGATCCTCAGGCGCTACGGGTTCATATAGTGACTTAATGAAGTCAAATTATGGAAGTCCTGTAGTTCCAGATAATAAAGAGTTGGGTGATGTATTATCCAAAGCAGTAGGACAATTTGGTTATATGGGGGCTCAGGTTTCTAATGAAGTAGGAAAACTTCTTGGAGCTGATGGTGAAGGAGGAAGTCCATGGCATAGACAAGCATCTCCTTTAAATGAAAATGGAGATGAGGATACTGAGAATGATGAAGAAGAAGTTGTAACCTCAACACAAAATACTAATCCAGATGCAAATGAAGTTCAAGATAATTATGTTGCAGATGATAATTCAAATTTAAGTACAAATCTTGGCCAAAAAGTTATTGACAATAACAACACCAATGCGTATAAAAATGCACAATACCAATCAACATGGGGAGAAGGTTCTTATGGAACCCCAGATTCATGGAAAAAAGATAAAGACGGGAAATTTGAGTTAGACGAGGATGGTAATAAAATTAAAGTTAAAGGAACAAGTAAACCTAATGCTATTAACGCCAGGATTGAATCAATGGAATGGTGGTAAAATAAAACAACAGAGACAACTGTATAAACACGATAGCTAAATTAATATTAACAAATTCAAACACAAAAATTATGGCAAAATTTATAGCAATGACTGTTATAGGAAATGGAAATGACTGGGAAGATGGAGAACAACTAATAAATGCTGATCAAGTATCAGGTGTTCAACAATCTAGTGATGCTGATGTAGAAGTTTATATGAATGGAGGAACTCCAGGAGATAAAATAACAATTACTTTATCTACATCTCAATCATCTTCAGTATCTCCTGTGATGACTAGTAACTTAGGTGCTGCAGCATTTAACCGCGCACTAACAGCTAATCCAGGTGGAGTAAAAACTTGGTATACTTTACCAGTTGATGGTAATGGTGATCAAATGTACGTTAACAACGTAGCGTTCGCATAACCATGGAATCTAGAGGTCTCGGCGACAAGATCGAAAACTTTACAAAAGCAACGGGCATCAAAGCAGCTGTTGATGGTATATCAAGAGCAACTGGTGTCCCTTGTGGATGTAATAAAAGAAAAAACGCATTAAACAAAATGTTCCCTTCAAGAAATGCTCAACAAATACATTACTAACGGTTTTACGATGAAATCTCCTATTACAGTAGATAATACTCCGGTATATACTACTCATATAGAAGATGGAGCATTAGGAAAAGGAAATAATAATGGTACTATTCTAGTATCAGACGAATTACATCCAGACAACGTACAGAGTATTGTAGATCACGAAAAAGTTCATATAGATCAAATGAAAAGAGGTGATTTAGATTATGATGATAAATGCGTTTATTGGAAAGGCAAGTGTTACAAAAGAAGTGAGATGAAAGAAGGTGATCCTAATTTGCCTTGGGAAAAAGAAGCATATTCAAAAACAGACCCTTACGAAGCATTATAAAAAAAAAATTATGGCATATAAACAAAACAATCCATTAAGTAGGAAATCAAGTTCTCCTTTATTTAGAAAACAAGGGGTTTCTCCTATTAATAATAGAAGATTAGATCCAAAATTGGATCCTAACAAAAACTCAATAAGTAGAAAATCAAGTTCTCCTTTAAATGCTTATCCAACTTCAGGAACTTTTGCAGGAAGCGTAGAAGAAGCTGAAACAGCTCACGCTCCCGGTGCAAATGAACAATATGTAAATATTGGTACAGAAGAAGCCCCAATATGGGATATGCAAACTAGCCTAGGAGATATTCATTTTGGTAGTAGCGTATCGGGTTATGGTACAGATGATCAAAAAGTAAACTTCCCTTATTATAAATCTAGAAAAACCGACTCAAATCCAGACGCTCAATATCATCCTTTAGGTCTTGCTAATCATAATTATAGATCTGAAATTCGACCAGTTTACAACAATCGCCCAGAAACATCGATGTATCCACTAAGGGCTAAATCAAATTTTGGTGGAACCTCTACAGATGTTTTATCTGATCTTGATTTAGATTGGGGACAGCTTGACGAGCATATAAAACCAAGTGTTAATCCTTTTAAGGTGGGATCAATTGGAGGTAGCACACATGACATGGGAACACCTGGAATAAACTGGGATACTAGCGGTTATACTAGTGGTAATTATTATCAAGGCGACAACGTAACTGATGATGCCAGTAATACTCCATGGCAATTTGCTAGTGAACAGTTTGGGGACGGTAGTGGACCTAATCTTGCACAAGAAGGAATGACAACTGTAGGATATGAAGGTAGCCCGGCTATTTATCCATTTTTTAGTAACTTATCTCAAAATAGAGCTGGTAATGTCACTGACGAAGCTAGAGGACAAGGTAGCTTATTAACTAAAAACTTTGGGTCTTTACCAAGAGGAATTACAAACAGAGCTAATGTGAGAGACGCTTTTAGTACTTATGTTAATAGAAACACAATGAGTCCTGGAGAACTATTTAGTTGGGATAGATCAGCGGCTAGACCTGGTACAAGTTTTGGATTTAGTGATCAATTTAAAACTCAATACCCAGAGATGTTAGCAGGAGGTCAATACGGATCTTCTGGTCCTGACACTTATGACTTAGATAATAACATGTTTAGAAACGCACTTAGTTCTTCTAAATTTACAGGTAATACTAGCGGTATGACAAATAGATTGGGTAATGCTTTACGTGCAGAGGTAGATAATCCAGTAGATTTAATGACTAAGATGGTAAATGACGGAAACATGTCTAGACAGCAAGCACAGCAATATTTAGCCGCTTTAAGAGCCAACACGTATAGTGGACGAATTGAATAAGATGTCAAAAAAGAAGTTTAAAGATACTACCGTTGGGCAGTTGTTATTTGGTGCAGCTTCTGTTATTAATCCTACATTAGGAAATATATTACAAGGAGTTACATCACCTAAAGACGCTATAGCAGCAATTACTAAATCTGATGTTTCTTTAGATGATAAAATTAAATTACAACAATTAATATACGAACAACAGAATAAAGAAATAGAGTCTATTACTTCAAGATGGAAGGCGGATTCTATGTCGGATTCATGGATGTCTAAAAACGTACGTCCATTAGTTTTAGTATGGTGTATTGTTGTATTTTCTTTTGCAGGTATACTTGATAGTGTAGAAAGCATACCATTTCATATAAATAGTACATGGAATGATACTTTCGAGAAGGTCATGATGGCCGTCGTCTTAGCCTATTTTGGTGGACGCACGACAGAAAAGGCGACAAGTATGTTTAAAAAGTAAAAATGCTTAAAAATAAGTGATTATATTTAAGTATAATTAAATTAAATTAAATAAAATGAAAAAAATACTTTTAAGTATAACTATGCTTGTTACTATAGTTATACAAAGTCAAACATTAGAAGAAAATCTTCCAGGGATATATTCTAGTACTAAAAACTTTGAACAGAAAACTCATATAGTTATCCTATATGATAAAGAAGCTCATTATTATGGAGAAGAAAATTGGACAATTTTTAGTCTCAATTTAAAAGAAGGTCATTTTAAACGACAAGCTATAATTGAAATTACTCCAAAATTTATAAAAACACGTTTATCATTTAAACCTCATGTAAATTATGAGGATATAATAACTTATAGTTTACAAGGAACAACTATGTATGCTAAATTTGAAGGATATGGTACTGAAATATATCGCTTCGAGAAATATAAAATAATTAAAAATTAAATCAAATAAAATGAAAGAAGAAACTAAAAAAATTACAGAAGAAGAACTAACTAATATTTATAATGTACAGAATGCATTAAATCAAGCAGTTAGTCAAATTGGGATGTTAGAAACTGAAAAACACGCGGTATTACACCAAGTGGCGGGATTAAATCAAGATCAAGAAAAAATTAAAAAAGAATTAGAAGATAAGTATGGTTCTATTAATATTGATTTAAAAGATGGGTCTTACACGGTAATAGAAGACGAAGTAGTAGAAGAAAAATAAAATGAATAATGTAATACGTAAGATCAGTATAGGTGCTGATTATAAAAATGACGCCATGCATTATTCTGTAGGACAACAAGTTTACGGAGGGCATGGAATATCTCATATATTATATAATGAAGAAGATAGATCTTACAATATTCATATAAAGAAAAACAATGAGGTATTACCTTGGAAGAAATTTAATTCTCACATGGCAATATCTATTGAATATGATTTAGAATACTAATGAAAAGTTTATATGATTTTATTATTAAACCTTTAGGAGAAAGATATAATAATAAAAAACAAATTGGAGATACCGAATTAATTTTAAACAATAAAATTGAAACTTGGAAATTTATAAATAAATTTGCAACTGTAGTAGAAGTTCCATTAAATATTAAAACACCTATAAAAGTAGGTGATATATTAGCCGTTCATCATAATATATTTAGAAGATTTTATGATATAAGAGGAAATGCTAAAAATAGTAGAAGTTATTTTAAAGATAATCTATATTTTGCCTCTTTAGATCAGGTATATCTTTATAAAAGAAAAGATAAATGGATGTCATTTGAAGATAGATGTTTTGTAAAACCTATTAAAAATGAAAACTCTCTAACTAAAGATAAAGAAGTTTATTGTACTGGTATACTAAAAATAGGTAACGATCGTTTAGAAGCACTTAAAATCAACCCAGGAGACAAGGTAGGGTTTAAACCCTTAAGAGAATGGGAGTTTTATATTGATGAGGAACGATTATATTGTATGAAATCAAATGATATTATTATAAAGTATGAACACAAAGGAAACGAAGAAGAATATAATCCAAGCTGGGCGCGTAGCAGTTAAAGAGTTAATTAAAGTTGCTAAAGAACCCATTATAGATTTTGGACCTGACATTTCCGCAGATAGATTAAAAAATGCTGCAGCTACAAAAAAATTAGCTATATTTGATGCTTTTGAAATATTAAATAGAATAGAAGAAGAAAAGAATCTATTAGAAGATAAACCTAAAGTAGAAGAAAAAAAAGAAAAATCTTTTAAAGGGTTTGCAGAAGGGAGATCTAAATAATGTATAAGCAAGAATTATATAAAATTTTACCTAACTATGTTAAGACTAAAGTTCTTCAAAGAAATAATAGGTATAAAAAATGGGAGTATGGTTATAACGAGGAACACGATTTCGTAGTAATCAGTAAATCTGGAATGATTGGAGATGTATATGAAATACAAGGTTTAAAAATAGCACTCCCTAAAATGCCTAAAGAAATAAAAAAATTTGAAACAGGAAGATGGACGAGAACTCCATTACCTAAAGTTTTAAGTAAAATTAAAAGCGTATTTGAATGGGATAAATATCCTGAAGATTTTAAAGAAAAATGGTACGATTTTATTGATGCGGAGTTTATTAAACGTGAAGAAGGTTTTTGGTTTTATAATCAAAGTAAAACTATTTACTTAACAGGTACTCATTATATGTACCTACAATGGAGTAAGATTGATGTTGGACCACCAGATTTTAGAGAAGCTAATAGATTATTCTTTATATTTTGGGAAGCATGTAAGGCCGATGATAGGTGTTATGGAATGTGTTATTTAAAAAATAGACGTTCTGGATTCTCTTTTATGGCCTCAGGTGAGGTTGTTAATCTAGCTACTATCTCAAGTGATTCACGATATGGAATATTATCTAAAACTGGACCAGATGCTAAAACTATGTTTACTGACAAGGTTGTACCTATATCAGTAAATTATCCCTTCTTTTTTAAACCTATTCAAGATGGTATGGATAGACCTAAAACAGAATTAGCGTATAGAGTACCAGCTTCTAAATTTACTAGAAGAAAGATTATAACAGGCGAAGTAGCCGCTGAATTACAAGGATTAGATACTACTATAGACTGGAAAAATACCGGAGATAATAGTTATGATGGTGAAAAATTAAAATTACTAGTTCATGATGAAAGTGGTAAATGGGAGAGGCCTAACAATATTTTAAATAATTGGAGGGTTACTAAAACTTGTTTACGATTAGGATCTAGAATTATTGGTAAATGCATGATGGGTAGTACTTCAAACGCATTAGATAAAGGTGGTAATAATTTTAAAAAATTATATGAAAGCTCAGATGTTACAAAAAGAAACGCCAACGGACAGACTCGCTCAGGATTATATAGTTTGTTCATACCTATGGAATGGAACTACGAAGGATACATTAATGCTTATGGCATACCTGTATTCGAAACACCCAAAAGTCCAGATGAAGATCCCCATGGACAAAAAATTAGAATTGGAGTTTTAGATTATTGGAAAAATGAAGTAGATGGTTTAAGTGATGATCAAGATGCTTTAAACGAATTTTATAGACAGTTTCCAAGAACTACTAAACATGCTTTTAGAGATGAATCGAAAAACTCTTTATTTAATTTAACTAAAATATATCAACAAATTGATTGGAATGCTGATATTAAACATAGTCACGTTATTACTCAAGGTTCGTTCCAATGGACAGGAGGAATAAAAGATACAGAAGTAATATTTGTGCCAAATAAAAGTGGTAGATTCTTTGTTTCTTGGGTTCCACCTCAAAGATTACAAAATAATGTAATAAAAAAATTAGGAAAAAAATATCCAGGTAATGAAAATTTAGGTGCTTTTGGCTGTGATAGTTATGATATTTCTGGG